CAATCCTCTATGGTGTTCCCAATTTTTTAATTCGTTTTGGTGTAGTTCATACTCCCATTTAGAATCATATCCTTTAGGCAGTCCTTTAGCTTTAGGTCTAATTTTTCTAGGCTTTCTCATTAGTGTATCTCTTTACTTATATTAGAATAGATCATCCCGCTTTCTCTTATTATTAATTCTGCTTTAATTAATTCTTCTAAACGATTTAATAGTTCATCGCTTATCTCAGATAAATCATAGCCTGCAAATAAAGTACTACCGAGTGCTACAATTAATTCATCTAAATTAATATTATCAATATCTAATTCTGTCACGCTTTCAAAAGTTTTACTGTCCATGTTTATACATTAACTCCTTTAATGATACTTGTGAGTTTCTTTTTAATTGTTTTTCAATCCACTTATCTGACATGAAAGAAAGATAAAGAGTTCTTTCATTCATATAATATTTCTGATCAGGCATTGCCTCAGGTAGTGTCTCTAGTGTAACATATTCTCCATCAGGAAGCAAGGTATTAATCCAATCAACTTGTAGTTGTCTTGCTTTCTTTCTTAGTTGTTTGCTTTTTCTAGCATTCATTATAGTGTTTCCTGACTAGAGTCGTAGTTCTTTTCAAGTTTCCAGTAATCTAAAATACTATTGAACATTGCTAAGTGTTTAGCATGAGATTCTTTATCCCAAATATAACAGGAAATAAATCCAGTATCTTTTCTATCTACAAAGATAGATACTCTTTGGGGATCATCAAACTCACAGCCTTGTGCATACGCTGAGAGTTGCATACCATGACTGTCATATACTAATCGTTTAGGTTCTTTACCTTCTAGATTATCTTTGGTTTTAAAGTCTACAAAGATTCCTGATTTAGAATATAGATCTATCATACCACCGTAGCCTTGTTTAGCGCAGAAGGAATCTTCCGCTATCCATTCTTCATTAGGATAGTGTTCGTCTAGATATTTCTTTACTGCTTTGTATGGTTTGTTTGTAGAGATTCCAAGAAATCCTTTCTCAATCATTGCGTGGATTTTAGTACCTCTTTCAGCAGCTTCTTTACCAATCTTCTGTGAGTCTTGTCTGCATCTATAACTGAAAGACTGTAGAGATTCTCCCTCATATCTTTCTAATGTTAAGGCAGAATTTAAAACTTGATTCATCTTCCAGTTTTCTAAAGAAGGCTTAGCAATCATATTCATTACAGTTGTGACTGAAGGAACTAAACTAAGCTGTCTTGCATCTCTTAGGTTTGTCTTTCTTTCTTTTCCATTAGCACCTATGATAGTATACTTTGGCTTACCTTCTTTAGTATACCAATGTCCTGACTCAGAAGTGAATTTATTATGGGGTTGACTTTGAGAACTGTCAAGTGTTTCTTCTTTCGTAGTCATATGCTTTCTATTACCTCTTTGACTTTGTTAATATTAGTGTAAAACCATTCACCTGCAAAGTCTTTACATATTCTTTTTAATCTTCTATGTGCTGTACTTTCTGCGCTTCTTCTATCTTTAAATTCTTTGCGATATTCTATTTTATAATCTCTTAAGGGACTGCTTGTTTGATATCCTCTACACCTATCCTCTGAATCAATAGCCATCCCAACTTTAAACCATCCTTTCCATGCAGGGTTTGTCAAGATATAAACTTCTCCTTCTGTAGAAGACTCGTACTTTTCAAAAGAAGAAAAGGCAGCACCTTCAAAAGTTTTATAATTTCCTGCTCTATATAGGGGATGTTTTCTTGAAACATACTTACCATTTACATACATATTTTTAGGATTATGTATGGGATTGGTTATGTGGTTTGTTTCTGCATTTAATTTTTTATTGCGTTTTTGCTGACACTCGATACATCTCCCATCCTTGCCATCTTTAGTATTTTTATTATTATAAAAGCTAGTAGCTTCTTTATCTGTCTTACATTCTGAACATGTTTTAATGTGTTTCACTCCAATCCTCCCCTATTTTAAATTCACCATCTAAAGGACAGCGCATATTAAAATGCTGACCTGCTTCTTTAATAGCTTCGATACCAAACTTTCCAAATTGTTCTGCTTGATTTTCTTTAACTTCTACTTGCCATTCATCGTGTATGTTAGCAACAAATTTATAATCTATATTGTTTTGTTTTGCTTTATCATTCAGAAGGACAAGCGCTTTTTTCATAACAATCGCACCACCACCCTGTAATAGAGAGTTTAAAGCAGCGTGTTTGTTTCGTATAAATATTTTCCTACCATCTAATCCTTTAAGATAACCTCTATTAGCAGCTTGCTCTACCTTATCTTTAAGAATTTTAAAAGATGGTTGGTTATCAAAGAAATGTTTTCTAACTTTTGTACCTGCAGTTTTATTACCGCCAATAACTTGACCAAGTTTAGCATCACCCGCTCCATACATCAATGCATATATAAAGGTTTTAGAATTTTCTCTTGTTTTTAAACCTGCTGTCTTTTGGTTCTTAGTATGTATATCTCCATGAATTATTTCATTCGTGTATTCAGAATCATTCATATAATGAGCAAGCATTCTTAATTCTAAACCACTTGCATCTATGCCCACTAACTTATAATCTTTAGGTACAATCCAACAAGACCGACACTCTGTACCATACTCACTTCGTATGTTTGGTACTTGTCCTGTGTTAGGACTTCTATGTGCCATACGACCTGTTATAGTTCCATTACTTATAACAAAGCCATGTATTCGGCTGTCCTTTTCAACAGCGTTAATCCAAGATTCTATTTGAGCTATTCTTTTTTGTAATAATAAAAACTCTGCGATAAGTTTTGCTTCAGGGATATGTTTAACTTTTGATAAAGATGATTCATTAACTATTGGTTGACCTGTAGGTGTAAATTTGTTAGGTTTCCAACCAAAGTCTTGTAGATACTCACCTATTTGTTTACGCGATCCAAGATTAAACTCTTGTAGTTTCTGTCGCATGAAAGGTTTGTAATCTTTAGACTCTAAAAGTCTTTCATATTCTCCGCCTTTACCTGTGGTTAATCCTGACTTAGATAACTCTCCATCCTTTTTAAATTTAGGTTTTACTAATTTCACATCAACCCACTTAGGTTCAAAAGTAGCGCGTACTTCTTTCTGAACAATAGTCATTCTTTCTTTAAGTTCTGCACATAAGATAGACGCTTTCTTGATATCAAATAAGAACCCATCATCTTCTTGTTGTTTCATAATTTTAAATACATCATGTTCTAATACCATAGATTCTTCAGAGAATTTTTCTCCTTCTGAATTAAGATAGTGAAATATTTTTTCATTTAAAACAACATCCTGTTTACAATAAGTAAGCATATCTTCTGTAAATATTTCCCAATCATCAGGCTCTTGTCCTTTTGGACAACGAACAATATAACCCCAATTATTTAAACTATGACCACCATCACGAACGGGATTAAATAATCTAGACATTACTAAGGTATCTATAACTACTGTATTTTTAAATAAGTCTACATTATATAGTTTATTTATAACAGGAATATCAAACCCTATTATGTTATGCCCTATTAAAGCATCTGCTTGTTGTAAAAACTTAATACCCTGTTCTATCTCGTGCGGTCTAAAAGTTTTTATTTCTTGTCCTAAAGGCTTTGCAACAAGACAATGTATTTTGTCAGGCTTAAGTCCGTTAGTTTCTATATCAAATATTATATCCATAATTACCTCTTAAAAATCTATATCATCAAATGTTTCTTCACCAGTTACTTCGTGCATACGACCTGTATCAAGATTGTATTTTAAACTACAAGCCAAGCCGGTATCTCCTGTATACCTAGATTTTAAAACTCTAACTCTAGTGGTGTTAGCTTCGTCAGGATCTTCTGCTTGTTGATTTCTTTCAAGCGCTATTACTGGATCAGATAACTGTGAAATACCTTGTGAACCTTTGAGATGAGAGAGTGAGACTGTAATACCTTGTTCATGTCCTCTATCACCTGCGGCTCTACGAAGATGTGCAACCAAGAACATACCAACTCCTGTTTCTTCTACTAAAGAACGAAGCCTATTCATTAACTGATCAATGCCTCGCCTTTCGTCAGACTCGGTTAAACAATTAACAAGCATATGTAAGTGATCTATAATTACCCATTCGCATTGGCAACCAATAATCATATACCTTAACTTAGAAAATATTTCATCTATGTTAGTTGCACCTAAATGTGAATGTATGAAGACTCTATTTTTTTCTATGACTCTATCAAACAGTTCTTGTAATTCTTCGTTAGTATATTTTTCTCGTTTCTCTGTTAAATATAAACGATCATTAGCCTCAATAGATATAATACCATCTGCAGTCTTTAACCAATTTTCTTCAAGAGCAATGATACCTACATTATCTTTAGTATTTTTAATAAGATAATGACTAAGCTCTCTTGTGAAGGAGCTTTTACCAAGTCCTGTACCGCCTGATATACAGACTAACTCAGCCTTACGCATACCATATAGCTTTTTATTTAAACCTTTGTAAGGATAAGCTATACTTTCTTTTACTTCTCTGTGAATCCAATCGTGTTTCTGACTAGACAGTTCCATAATGCCTGAAGGTGTATACTTTTTAGATTCCCACCAACACTTAGTAAATTCACTATACTTGTTTTGTTGTAGCATAGCGTTAGGATCTTTAAAGCCTGTAGGTAAAGTCATTATCTTAACCTTACCCGGTTTTATAATGTTGGCTACATCTCTAGCAGACTTTCTACCTGCTTCATCATTATCAAAGCAAAGAATAACTGACTCAAAAGACTCAACAAATTCTATACTATCTCTAATGTCTCTGACAGCAGACTGCGCACCTCGTTTAATAGATACAGCTGCCCACTTATTATCCATCATTTCATGACAAGCCATAGCATCACATTCGCCTTCTACTATAGTAAGATACTTACCACCTGTATTTCTAAACAACTGCTCACCAAACAATCCTGTGTTTTCATACGTGCCTTTGAATCTAAAGTCTTTGTCTTCAACAAGCCTAGTCTTTACACCTACAATTTCATTGCCGTTATAAAAAGGATAGATATGCTTTGCAACCTTTCCATTATTATCATATACAATACGAACACCATATTTCTTAGCAGTCTTTTCACTGATGCCACGATCAGTAAGGTCTGCAAAAATTCCTGTGTAGGAGTTTAAAAATGTAGTTTCTTTTGGTTTGTGGTCTGTAATTTGTGTGACGCCTTTTGGATTTTTATAATCTTTAAAGAAAGTTCCGCAACTAAAACATTTTGCAGAACCATTCTCATTCATTGCGACAGGATCTGATCCTCCGCACTTAGGACAGGGTAATTTATACGCTGACCAATTACTTTCTTGTAAATTCATAGGCACTCTCCTATAAAAAGGGGACAAGTAATCCAAGACTAATTCCTGTCCCCAATTATGTTAAGAATCAGAATCGTTTTGATCTGATTCCTCCGCGACTTCTATATTACTATCCACAGTATCGTTTGTTGTTGTACTTTCGTAATCAGCAATCAATAGATTTTCAAAGTGTAAAATAGAACCAATGATTTCTTCTATGTCTGCAACTGCTGTTGCTTTCTTAGAATTTAATCGTTGTAGCCGAGCTAATAGAACTTTTCCTGTAGGGGAAAGATCCTCTGCATAAACCTGTATGCCATCAATAGTGACAAAAGGTTTCTCTGTATTAGAATTTTCCATTAGAACTCTTCTCCGTCTAAAAGTTCAGCACCATCTTCTGATCTATACTCGACAAGATCAAGAACCTGCACAGCTTGTAAGTCCAAGCCTGTGTAAGGTCCAAATTTATTCTCGCCTTCGTATTCAGAATACTGTACTTTAATTTTAGAACCATTACCAACCGCATAGTTTACTTCTTGTTTGTTAGCATCTAACAGACGAGGTGCAGGTCTAACCATTCCATTAGGACCATTAACTTTACGCTTGATTATTATTGATGGACCTTCTTCCATCTGTTTAAGCCTGTGTCCACGACTTGCAAATTCATTTGCAGTCTCATCATCAACAACTAAGTTGACTGAGTAAACAGGTTCAAACCTTGTGTTAGGCTGTTTTATGCTTGCCCAATAAGCAGTTCCTTCGACAATTGCCATAGTAATATACCTCCATAGCATTATTATTATAATTCACTACCACGCAGAACAAAGCGGAGGAAGTGAGCCAATGAACCCCATCATCTTGATATGACACCAAGTTAGGTACATACTGAATGATGGAGAGTGAGGGCATCATACATACCTAATGGCTCTTTTACTTTGCTTTCGCAATAGAACAGTAGGTAGTATAACATAAATGATACCCTAAGTCAAGCAGAATTAATTTTTATTTGAGTAGTGATATTTTGCTAACTCCTTATATTTCTGCTGTTTATGTTTTGAGTTTCTCCATAACATGAAGAAAGTTAATGTAATAAGTGGGTGAAGGACAACAAATATTAATAAGTTCATTAACTCATATCCTATTCCCGTAGCTTCTCCAAGTAAATAAATAATCCCACAGCAAATATTAAATAACAGCGTGACTATTCCCTCAAAAGTTAATTCAATATCTGGAATTGGTATTTTTGTTGCTATATTATAAATCAAATCAATCATATTTTAATCCTCGTTTTTAAATAAATTTTGTATAAGGGTTTCATCATTAATAGATTCCCTCATTTCTCTTAATGGTGTTATTGATTGTCCAAGTTTCCATGTATAACCATCATCTACACGAGTAATAGTTTTAATAGCCTCAATATTATTAAAGGCTACCATACTATCAATAACTTGCATAATATTATAAGCAAAAGTCTTAAGCTCTAAGACTTCTCCTTCTAAATCTTTTACTTCTAAAATATATTCTTTCATAAGTTGTTGTCCTAATTTTTAAAGTCTATGTAGGAGTATACCACATAGTGCGCTACATTGCAAATTTATTTTCATCTCAATATCTCCATACATAGTCTAGATATATTTTCTCAGTCATTATAACAAAACCTTTGTCTTCTTTTTTAGCAGGTCCTTTAGCTACCAAGCCAATAACTCGTTTAGCTTTATCCAAGAATCTCATGTCGTGTTCAT